GCTGCACGGCCTGGACGGGCTACCAAGACCCGGAGCGCGGCCCGGTCATGCGAATCTCGCTCTTCGGCAAGAAGACCGGCATGGTGCGCCGCGTCATCTGGGAAATGTCCACGGGCGAAAAACTGGGTGTGAACGAGCACATCAAGATGAAGCCCATGTGCGATGAAGGCTGTGTCGACCGCGAGCACATGCTCAAGGTGTCCCGCTCGGTGGTCAATTCGGTGCCGAAAACCATCCCGTTCAAAATCAAGCAGTCGCTGGCCATGCAGAAGCGCTACGGCACCAAGCCGGAAGACATCGAGTTGATCCGCTCCAGCGATGCGTCAATCACGGAGCTGGCCAGGATCACCGGCTACAGCCGCGCGAACGTGCAGTGCATCAAGGAGTACAAGACGCTGCGGTTTGTTCCCAACACCATGGGCCTGGGAGCGCTCTGATGGGCAAGAAGATGTCCGCCTACACCCGAAAGCGCCTGGGTATCCAGAACGCCGGCACGTTCAACGGCGCCGAGTTCCTGAACACCCTGCAGCGCTGCCGGCCCTACACCGACGAACCGCTTCCCGGTAGCTGGCTCGAAGGAACGCAGGACGCCGCCGACAACGCCCGCAACCATGTGAACCGTGCGCTGGGCGCACTGGTGGGGCACAAGCTCAAGCCCGAGGAATCCGCCGAGTTCGACCTCCTGGCGCACGCCATCGGTGTCGCCCTGATCCGGTCCATCGAAATCGGCGGAGAGGATTGCCAGCCGGTCGCAGATTGCCGGGCCGGTTCCAGCGCACTGCGCAGCATTCAGACCCGCCGCGACACACAGGGCCGCTGGGCCACCACACGCCCGGAGCAACTGGCCCTTGGCGAGGCAATCTTGGTCTACGAGGCCATCTTGCAGGCCAGCAGCCCGCAGCAGATGGTTCTGGCGACTCAGGCCCGGATGAAGATTCTCGAAGCCATGCGCGAAGCAACCCACTGAAAACAAAGGAGTACCACCATGATCGAACCCGTCTACGAAGACATCCCGGCCGACCTCATCAAGACCGAAACAGACGATCAGCGCTGGCTGCACGAGCAGATCGATCGCATCGACCCACACGAAGGCGAGCAGGGCAATGACGGCGCCTACACCAGGGCACTGGAAAAGCTGGTGTTCGAGCTGCGCGAAGAAAACATGAGGCTGAAAGGTCAGATGTGACCTGCGAAGCCTGCGCCACCGCCAGCCACAACCCGACCACCGGCCGGTTTCCCGCCGACTGCAGCGACTGCAAAGCTCGAGCACTGGCCCAAGGCCGCGAACTGTTCGAAAGCAAGCGCGCCGGCATCAAGTCCCCGGAGTACGCCAAGGCCCTGAGCCAAGTCTTCGGAGAAGGCAACGAGGAAGCCGGCCATGCGCGTGTGCGCGAGTGGTCGAAGAGGATCAACCAGCACAAGAAAGGCAACGCATGACCTACCTCGCTTTCACAGTCGGCCTGTTCGCTGGCGCCTGCCTCGGCGTGGCAGCCATGGCGCTGGCGCAGATCAACAGAACGAAGGATTCAGATGCTGCCTGAATCCGCCCGCGAAGAACTCAAGCGCGCATCGGAAACGCCGACCGACCGCGACCCAGCCGCCAGGGCAAAGGCCATCGACAAGGCAATCGACCGCCTGCGCCTGCTCTACCCCAACCACTTCAAGGAGGACGACGATGAGGATCGTAGGTATCAACGAGAGGGGGATCAAGGTCGGGCAGGATCACCACAGGGCGAAGTACTCGGACAGGACGGTCGAGCTTGTGAGACGCTTGAAGGACCAGGGCATGACCTATCTGCAGATCGCGGCGAAAATGGAAATGCCGTACTGGACAGTCAGCCGCATCTGTCGGCATGAGCGCCGGGCTGAACAGCCGGCTAGATTCAAGAAGGTGGATGTATGAAAACAGTCTTCGTCGTAAAGCGCGAGTATGACCGCGCGGGGTTCCATATCGTCGGGATATTTCTCACCATGGAGGAGGCTGAAGCAGCACTCAAGAAGGACGAAGGTTTCGGGTATGGCGAAAGCCACTCTATTGCCGAGCTTGAGGTCGGGCGGTGGTTCGACATTACAGAGACTGGGGGGCAATGATGGCCGCAAGTAAGAAAGCTCAAGAGGATGGAGCCATGAACGAGAAGAAAAAGGTCGGGCGCCCGCCTGAAGCGGTGCCGAAGGACAAGGCAGCAAGCCTTTCCAAATCGGTATTCATATACGGCCTGGTTGATCCTCGAACGAAGCTGGTTCGTTATATCGGGAAAGCCTACAGACCCAAAAGCAGGTTTCGCCAGCACATGAAGCCGCGCAGCGATCAGCGCATGACAAAAGTGAAGTCGTGGGTTCTCTCTCTCGCGTCTGATGGGCTCACGCCTGAGCTTGTAATCCTTGAAGAGGCCACGGAGGCCAATTGGAGGGATTGTGAGCGGGCAGCTATTCAGAGGTTCAGAGAGACGCACCAGGACCTTCTGAATATCGCGGACGGCGGGAACGAGCCCCCCTGCGATGAGCGGACAAGAGCGGATAACGCTGCGAAGCTGAAAGACTTCACAGAACGCAATTCCGGCCTCATGGCGCTTGTTCGGTATCTGTCGGATGCTGCGCGCAGGAGAAAGGCTGCAGGGGATAGCGAAAAGTCCTGCTGGATGTACTCGCTGGTGGAATACATCAAAACCTCAGATGGATCACAGCGAGAACGGTTCAATTCCCTTGGGATGGAAAGGCTGATGTCATGAACAAAAAACCCACCAAGCGCACAGAGCGCGCAGATCGCGCGCGCACGCGATTCATCGCGGTTCTTCGGGAGAGCTGCAACGTGTCAGAGGCGGCGCGTTCTGCTGGCATTGGCCGGCGTACCGCCTACGAGTGGCGCGACGCTGATCCAAAGTTTTCCGGCGAATGGGATGAGGCTGAGCAAGAGGCAATCGACAAACTGGAGCGAGAGGCATGGCGCCGCGCTGTTGAAGGTGTTGACAAGCCGGTTGTGCATCAAGGTGCTATCACGGCAACCTATAAGGAGTACTCAGACAAGATGCTGGAGATTCTTCTGAAGGGGCATCGGCCAGAGAAGTATGCAGACAGAAGCAAGATCGAGCACTCCGGCAAGGTGGGGCTTGAGGCGCTGATCGCGGGAGGTGAGTGATGAAGCCAGTCATAAGATATTTTCCATACCCAGAGTTTCTGAGGCGCAGCGGCATGAGTGGAATCTCGTTCTATGCCTGCATTGGTTCTGATGTGGTTGGAACCGGTGACACGCCCAAAGCCGCTTACGACGCATGGCTTGCTGAGATACAGGAAAAGCTGGCTGGGTTTTTGTTGGTGACGAATGAGCGTTGACAAAGCCCGCGCCCGCATTCAGGAGTGGCGCCGAGACCCGGTGAAGTTCGTTCGCGACTGCTTCGGGGTAACGCCTGACGAGTGGCAGATCGACGCCATGTCGCACCTGGGCGGCGAGTACAACCAGGCGCGTAGGCTGTGCATGAAGGCTTGCACCGGGCCGGGGAAGTCCGCGACCCTCGCGTGGATGGGCTGGCACCGGCTGGCCTGCTTCGCTGGTAAGGGTGAGCACCCCAAGGGCGCCGCGCTTTCGATCACGGCGGGCAACCTGAAGGACAACCTGTGGGCAGAACTCAGCAAGTGGCAGCAGCGCAGCGAGTTCCTGAAGTCGGCATTCACATGGACGGCAGAGAAGATATACGCCAACGAGCACCCGGAAACGTGGTTCCTGTCTGCGCGGTCCTTCGCCAAGGATGCCAACGCGGAAGCCATCGGGAGGTCGCTGTCGGGCCTGCACAGCCAGTTCCCGTTCATCCTGCTGGACGAGACTGGTGACATGCCTGTACCAGTTGGCCGGGCCGCTGCGCAGATATTCACCGGAAACCCTGTGGACGCGGCGATCATCCAGGCGGGCAACCCGACCAGCTCCAGCGGTCTGCTCTACGAATCGTGCACCAAGTCCGAGGCTTGGGACATCATCACCATCACCGCGGACCCAGACGACCCGAAGCGAACGCCTCGGGTGAGCGTTGAGCACGCCGCTGAGATGATCCGCACCTACGGGCGGGAGAACCCATGGGTCATGGCCACCATCCTCGGGCTGTTCCCGCCGACCGGCTTCAATGCGCTGCTGGGGCCAGATGACATCGACGCTGCCGTGGCCAGGCACTACCGGCTGGACCAGATAGCCAACGCTCCGGTCGTGCTGGGTGGAGACGTGGCAAGGCAGGGCGACGACTCCAGCGCCATCGCGCGCCGGCAGGGCAGGCAGGCATTCCCCATCCGGACCCTACGCATCCCGGACACCATGCTGCTGGCGAATCAGTTCATCATGGAGATGCGGGCGCAGGAGGCTGACGGGATGCTGGTGGACGAGACTGGCGGCTACGGCGCCGGGGTGATCGACGCCATGCGCCAGCTGGGGCACGACGTCATCGGCGTGCAGTTCGGCGGCCGGGCCAACGACTACCGCTACTTCAACAAGCGCTCTGAGATGTATTTCGAGATGGCGAAGTGGGTGAAGGCTGGCGGGGCCCTGCCCGAAGACCGCGAGCTGAAGGAAGAGCTGTGCGCCACGACGTTCGTCTACCAGGGCGACAAGTTCAGGATTGCCGAGAAGGAGCTGATCAAGCAGCAGATCGGCCGCAGCCCTGACAAAGCCGACGCGCTGGCGCTGACATTTGCCATGCCGATTGCCAAGCGACTGCCTGACGGGTTTGCGAACCAGGCGGTCAAGGACTACGACCCCTACGCCTAGTGCACATACTGCCGCAGCCCGCCGATAGGCTGCGCGCATGGATCAACTGACCGTCAGGCCCTGTGCCGCCGTCGAACTGGAGCAGGCGCCCGCATTGGACGCGCTGCTGGAAGAGTACGCCGCGGAATCCATCAAGGCCGATGTCGGTCCGCACTGCCCGCAGTTTGACACCTACCGCAAGCTCGAAGACCTTGGGTTGATGCGCTTCGCTGGCGCGTGGCTGGGGCCAAAGCTGGTGGGATTTGTCGTGGTGGGTGCGGTGAACGTGCCGCACTACGCCGGGGTGATCGCCACCACCGAATCGATCTTCGTCGGATCAGAGCACCGCAAGACCGGCGCCGGCAAGCTGCTGATGGATCAGGCGGAAGACATCGCGCTCGACATGGGCGCTGTCGGCCTGTTCGTGAGTGCGCCGGCCGGTGGGCGTCTGTCCATCGTGCTGCCCCGCACGGGATACCAGCGCACCAACGAAGTGTTCTTCAAGAGGCTGGCATGAACGAGCTGGCCGAACTGCACCCCTGCCTGCCAGCCATGACGCCGCAGGCCGTGGCCGCTGTGCGTGAGCTGGAATCCCGGCAGATGGCCGGCGAGCAGGTTCCCATCCGCACCGACCACCTGATCCACGGGCACATGTACGCCCGCACGATCTGCCTTCCGGCCGGCGCCGCCCTGACCGGTGCGCTGCTGAAAGTGGCGACTGTGCTGATCGTGCACGGCACATGCACGGTGTTCACGGGCGACGACGAAATCCACCTGGCCGGGTTCAACGTCCTGCCAGGCAGTGCAGGTCGAAAGACAGCGTTCATCGCCCACACCGACACGCACATGACCATGGTCTTCCCAAGCCTCGCCAACAGCGTGACCGAGGCGGAAGACCAGTTCACCGACGAAGCAGATCTTTTGTTCTCCCGCCGCGGCGAGAACTCCATCACCATCACAGGAGAGTAACCATGTCCGGTGGAACCACAGCAGCATGGATCATGGCTGGAGCAGCAGTAGCGGGTACAGCCGCCAGCATTGACGCAGCCAAAGCAGCGAAGCACCAGCAAAAAGTCCAAGCCGAGCAGCAGGCGCTGCAGATGGCAGAGGCTTCCAAGCTTGAAGCACAGAAGCTGCAGCAGGCACAGATGCTGTCTGACCAAAGTCTGGCCGCCCAGCGCAGCGCCCAGTCGGCCAGCCTCGCACAAGCATCAAGGTCCGCCAGCGAGTCCAAGGCCCTGATGGACAAGCAGCTAAAGGCTTCCGACGAGAACATGAACCGGGCTCTGTCCAAGCGCCCGAACACCTCGCGCATCGTGGACGAGGCCGCACAGGCCGGGAAGGCCGGGGCCTCCGGCACCATGCTCACCGGGTCGCAGGGCGTTTCGCCTGACTCTCTGCAATTAGGCCGCTCAACCCTTCTGGGCGCGTGATGGCAGACACCAACCGCACCAAGATGATGCGCCGATGGTCGGCGCTGCAGAACGAGCGTTCAAGCTGGCTGTCGCACTGGAAAGAGATCAGCGACAACCTGCTTCCACGCTCCGGGCGCTTCTTCCTGTCCGACCGAAACAAGGGCGAGAAGCGGCACAACGCCATCTATGACAGCTCTGGCACCATGGCGCTGCGCATCCTTGGCGCTGGACTGATGGCAGGGGCAACCAGCCCGGCCCGCCCATGGCATAGGCTGACCACCAGCGACCCGGAGCTGGACGAATCGGCGGCCGTCAAGCAGTGGCTTTCTGACGTTCGGGATCAGCAGATCGCCATCTTCGCGCGCTCCAACACCTACCGGGCGCTGCACACCATGTACGAAGAGCTTGGCGCGTTCGGCACGGGCGCGAGCATCATCGTCCCGCACTTCAAGAACGTGATCCACCACCACGCGCAGACGGCCGGGCAGTACTGCATCGCCGAGAACGCCGAGGGCCAGGTCAACACGATCTACCGCGAAACCTCCATGAGCGTGGTGCAGTTGGTGCGCGAGTTCGGCTACCAGAAGTGCAGTGAGACCGTACGCCGCATGTTCGACGCCGGAAATCTTGATGCGTTCGTCCCGATCTATCACGCCATCGAGCCGCGTGCAGACCGCGACCTGAGCAAGCGCGACGACGTGAACATGCCGTTCCGCTCGTGCTACTTCGAAGCTGGTGGCAACGGTGACGACACCCTGCGTGAATCCGGCTACAAGGAATTCATCGCCATCTGCCCGCGCTGGGCCGTGTCCGGAGGTGATGTGTACGGCCACAGCCCGGCCATGGAAGCGCTGGGCGACATCAAGCAGCTGCAGCACGAGCAGAAGCGCAAGGCGCAGGGTATCGACTACCAGACGAACCCACCGCTGCAGGCCCCAACGTCAGCCAAGAGCGCCGGCATCAACCGGCTTCCCGGTGGAATCACCTACGTGGACCCGGCCAATCCGAACGGTGGAGTTCGCACAGCCTTCGAAACGAACCTGAACCTGAACTACCTGCTGGAAGACATCCGGGACGTGCGCGACCGCATCCGCTCCGTGTTCCATGCGGACATGTTCCTGATGATCAGCAGCGCCAACAAGAACGGCATGACCGCTACCGAGGTTGCAGAGCGCCACGAGGAAAAGCTGTTGATGATCGGCCCGACCCTGGAGCGTCTGCACAACGAGATGCTTGCTCCGCTGATCGAAATGACGTTCGCGCGCCAGATCGAGGCCGGCACAGTTCCACCTCCGCCTCCTGAGATCGAGGGCAAAGAGTTGTCCATCGAGTTCGTGTCCATGCTGGCGCAGGCTCAAAAGGCCGTGGCAACCAACAGCATCGATCGCTTTGTCGGCAACCTCGGCGCCGTGGCGCAGTACAAGCCCGACGTGCTCGACAAGTTCGACTCCGACAAGTGGGCCGACCGATACGCCGACGCGCTTGGCATCGACCCCGAGCTGATCGTGCCGGGCGAACAGGTCGCTCTGATCCGCCAGGCGCGTGCGCAACAGATGGCCCAGCAGCAGCAGAACGAGCAGGCAGCACAAGCCGCCGACGCAGCCGCCAAGCTGGGCCGCGTGAACACGTCACAACCCAACCTGCTGACAGATGCCACGGCGGCATTCAGCGGCTACAACTGAGGATTCACCATGCCCTACATGAAGAGCGGAACACCGTTCCTGTACGACGACACGACCGGCGACATCATCGGCTTGAAGGACCAGGATGGAAGCGAGAAGTCGCTGATGACGATGGACGCCGCCGGCGCAATGCAGATCGGCGGAGCTGCTCCGACTGATGAGCAGGTGGCTGCAATCAATGGGGCACTTGGGGCCGGTGGTGGCGCAAAACCACTACGCACAATTGGTCTGGGGGACAGCAACTGTTTCGGCTATGGAAATTCCCCGTGGTCCAGCTTCTATGAGTCCGCCGTGTCGAAGTCTGGAGGCAAGCTCGTTGGCGTGAAAAATGCTGGAGTGCCTGGTGAAAATTCTGATGCTATTTCAAAGCGGGTGCTTACAGATGTAATGCCTTATGCGCCTGATCTTGTTATTGTCCAGATCGGTACGAATGACAACCGTGTTGCATCGGCAATCCTCCCGTACTTGTCGAAAATCATCAACACGGTGATTGACTACTCGGAAACCTGCATAGTTCTGGTGTGCTCGACATTCCCAGCGCGAAGCGGGTCCGCCGCTGCCCTGGCGTTGCTTGAGAGTTCCCTTGTTGCCGAATACAGTTCTTCCCGTGTTCGGTTTTGTGACACAGCCGCTGCACTTTCTGTAGATGGCACCGGCGTATTACGTACTGACTATTCCAATGACGATGTTCACTTGACGACGGCTGGAGGGGATGCTGCTGGCGCGGCTATTCTTGCCTCAATTGCTGACCTTCTTGTGTCTGTAGAAGTGCCCACGACACCCACTGTATCCTCGGCTTCTACGTCGATGTTTTTGGCGAACGGAAATTTCTCCACTGACACAACAGGATGGTCCGCGGATGGAACTGGCGTCTTGACTCGTGTCACTGACCAAGATGTTTCTGGTGGAGTTCTGCGAGCAACATTTGGTGTTGGTGGTGGTGGCTTCATTCGCTACACACCCCAAGCCGGTTTCGGTGTTGCTGCGGCTCAAGGCCGCCGCATGTTTGTAAAAGGAAAAATTCGTGTTGATGGGTCCGGCGCGGAAAGCTACACCGGACAGGCAACTAACTCTGCTTGGGGGGATTGCTTTACCATATCGAACACACAAGGAACATTCAGCACAAAAAACAACTTCACCGAAATAATCGATTATGGGTGGCGTGATTTTTATGTTGAATTCGATGTGTCTCAAGCGTCTGCGTATTCGACTGCAGGGCAAATCATCGCCGCAATAGTTAGCCCAACTGGTGGCCCCGTGATTGTTGATGTAGCCGAAACATATGCCGGAGTGGTAAACATCAAAAGCAAGACCATCGAAGGCCCGCAAAGTGTCAGCGTCAGCGCAAACACGGTGCTGCTGAATCAGCGCATGACTGCGGTTGATTGCACTGGTGGGGCGCGACAAATCACACTTCCGCCTGTCGGGCTGGCAACCGGGCCGATCGTTGTCATCAAGGCCGATGGCTCGGCCAACGCTGTCACCGTAGTGCCTGTTTCCGGGACTATCAACGGCGCAGCAAGCATGGTGCTTGCTGCAACGCAGTACGCAAACGCGACTTTCTACCCTATTGGCGCGAACTGGTTTGCGGCCTAACAACCTCGACAGCACAGAAGCCATCCAGCAGTGGCTTTCACCCCGCCGTCTCTGGCGTGCGCGTTACGTGCTGACCCAGCAACGCAAGCTTTCCAAAGAACCCGCCTTGTGCGGGTTTTTGCATTCTGAACACAGGTCGTGCACATACCGCGATAGCTGTCGCAGAGACTGCCTCCGTGAGCGAATACGACCCCACCGACGTCCAGGCACAGGAAGCCGCCCGCGAGTCCCAGGACCGCGTTCGAAAGCTGACCAAGGACACCGAAGAGGCCGATTTCAAATGGCTCATGGGCAGCAAGCGCGGGCGCCGCATCGTGTGGCGTCTTCTGGAAAAAGCCGGCGTGTTCCGGTCCGTGTTCAACACCAACGCGATGGCAATGTCATTCGCGGAAGGTCACAGGAACTACGGGCTCCACGCGCTGAACCTGATCCAAGCACTGTGCCCTGAGCTGTTACCCGCTTTGATCAAGGAAAACGCAGATGAACGAAACCCTGATGACGACTGAAGCCGCAACACCAACTGAAGGCCAAGCCGCGTCGATCCCGGACACCCAAGCCGCTACCGCTGCGGTTGAAGGCGTCCAACAGCAAGCGCAGCCAGCTCAAGTCGAGCAGCAGCCCGAGGCGCCGCAACTTCCCGAGTCCTACGAGTTCACCGCCCCTGAAGGCGTCGAGCTTCACGAGGGCGCCAAGGAAGCCTATGCGGAGATCGCCAAGGACTTGAAGCTGACCCAGGAGCAGGCACAGGCGGCCTTCGAGAAGCTGGCCGCCAAAGGCCATGCAAACCAGAAGGCTCAACTTGACGCCATCACGAAGGGCTGGGCCGAGCAATCGACAGCTGACCCCGAGTTCGGCGGCGAGAAGCTGCAGGAGAACCTGGTGGTGGCCAAGAAAGCCTTGGACACCTTCGGCACTCCCGAACTGCGCGCGCTGTTCAACGAGTCCGGACTTGGCAATCACCCCGAGGTGATCCGCTTCATGGTCCGGGCAGGCAAGGCCGTCAGCGAAGACAAGTTCATCGCTGGCGGTGCATCCAGTCAGTCTCAACAGCAGGTGAATTTCTACCCTGCTTCCAAAATGAACCCTTGAAGGAGTTTCGAAAATGACCACCCTCGCAGCAACCCACCCCACCCTGTTGGATGTGAAGCAGCGCCTCGACCCGAACGGACAAGTGTCCAAGGTCATCGAGATGCTGAACCAGACCAACGAAATCCTTGACGATGCCGTCTGGATCGAAGGCAACGAACTGACCGGCCACACCACCAGCGTTCGCACCGGCATCCCTGAGCCCACCTGGCGCAAGCTGTACGGCGGCGTTCAGCCCACCAAGTCCACCAGCGTGAAGGTCCGCGAAGGTCTGGGCATGCTGGAGAACTATGCCGAGGTGGACAAGGCCCTTGCCGACCTGAATGGCAACTCTGCCGCCTGGCGCCTGTCGGAAGAATCCGCCATTGTGGAAGGCTTCGGACAGAAGGTCGCCCGCTACATGGTGTACGGCAACGAAGCCACGGAACCCGAAGGCTTCACCGGCCTGGCCCCGCGCTTCAACGACCAGTCCGCGGTGAACGGCGAGAACATCCTGACTTCCGCTGCAACGCCTGACGGAACCGACAACACGTCGCTATGGGTGGTTGGCTGGGGTCCGGACACCTGCCACATGATCTACCCGAAAGGCTCGCAAGCAGGCCTGCAGATCACAGACAAGGGTCACGTCACCATCGAGAACGTGGACGGCGCCGGTGGCCGCATGGAAGCCTACCGCACTCACTACAAGTGGGACTGCGGCATGGTGGTCCGTGACTGGCGCTACGTGGTCCGCATCAACTTCGACCTGGAAGACATCGTTGCAGATGGCGCTACCGGCCCTGTTCTGCGCGACATGCTGGCAAAAGCGATGCGCCGCATCCCGAGCCTGAACCGCTGCCGCCCGGCCATCTACATGAACCGCGATGCGCTCGACGCATTCGACCTGCAGATGAACCGCGACCCCCTGCTGTCCTTCAAGATGCAGGAAGACGCACAAGGCAAGGTGATCACCCGCTTCCGTGGCGTCCCGATTCGCCGGGTCGATCAGATCCTGAGCACCGAAGCCGGAATTTGAGCCAGAAAGGAAAACCATCATGATTATCGATACCCGCAACCAGTTCGCCGATGCAATTTCGGTCGCCGCCGCAGCTGGCACCACCACCGTCATCGGCGATGTCATCGACCTCGATCCGGCATACACCTCGCCGAACACCACCACCAACCTGGAGGGCTCGGACATGTACCTGGTCCTTCAGACGGACACGGAAGTGATCACGGGCGGCGCAGCTGGAACGATCCAGTTCTTCCTCGTGTCCGACGCTCTGGCCACGCTGGGCGCTGGTGTGGTGGCCGACTGCACCACGCATTACGCGACCGCCGCTCTGGTGACTGACGACGCCGCGCTGAACGACTCCCGGCTGAACGCTGGTGGCCTGATCTACTGCGGCAAGTTGCCCAGCGGAAGCTACGAGCGTTACCTGGGCATCCTGTGCACGGTGGCGACTACGGAAGTGACGGCCGGAAAGATCAACGCCTTCCTGACCAGCGACCCGGCGCTGTACCGCGCCTACGCTGACAACGTGGCGTAAGGGGCATCACCATGGCTGAAGAAAAGGTGATCAAGCTGGTGGCCGTCGAGCGCGGCTTCCACGCCAACCGCATGGTCGAACCCGGCCAGAGCTTCATGTTCGACTCCGTTGGCGCTGACGGAAAGGAACGCAAGCTTCCAAAGTGGGCGGCCAAGCCGGAAGAGTACAAGGCCAAGCCCAAAAAGCCCGTGGCCGGTGACCTGAAGCCCAAGGACGTGCAAGCCGCCGTCAAGCAGAAAGCTGCCGCGTTTTCCGGCGAACAGGCCTGAGTTTTTCGCAGAGCCAGAGACTTGCAGGGGCCGCGTGCCCCTGCTTTTTTTGAGAGGGACGATCAATGGCCTCGGAAGTTGAAGTTTGCAATCTGGCACTGGCGCACCTGGGTGATGACGCCACCGTGGCCAGCATCGACCCGCCAGAGGGTTCACCGCAGGCTGAACACTGCGCGCGGTTCTACCCCATCGCCCGTGACGCCCTGCTGGAAATGCACCCGTGGAGTTTCGCCACACGGAGAATCCAGCTTGCCGAACTTGATGTGTCGTCGTGGTCGTGGGACTACGCCTACGCCTACCCGGCGTCGTGCGTGAAGATTCTTTCGGTGCTTCCGTACCAATCGGGATCTGACGATGAAACGCAGCCCTACGAGACCGAGACCGCAGCCGATGGTTCGCTGATCATCCTGACCAACACCGAATTGGCAACCTGCCGATTCACCATGCGCGTGACCGACACGAACCGGTTCCCGCCGCTGGTGGTGGACGCGCTGGCCAGGCTGCTGGCGTCCTACCTTGGTGGACCGGTGGTAAAGGGTGAGGCCGGTCGCAAGGCATCGCTGGACCAGTTCAATGCCTTCAACCTGTCGGCATCCCGTGCCATGATTTCAGACGCGAATCAACGCGATGTGAAGCCGGACCACACGCCAGCCTGGATCGGGAATCGCTGATGGCCAGCGTCCGCACCTTTCAACGCTCGTTTGCCGGTGGTGAGGTCACGCCGGAGCTGTTCGGGCGCATTGACGATGCCAAGTTTCAGGCCGGTCTCGCGCTGTGCCGCAATTTCATCACCAAGCCCCACGGTCCCGCCGAGAACCGGGCTGGATTCGCTTTCGTGCGCGAGGTCAAGGACTCGACCAAGCAGGTGAAGCTGATCCCGTTCACGTTCTCAACCACGCAGACCATGGTGCTGGAGTTCGGCGACCAGTATGTGCGCTTCCACACACAAGGAGCCACGCTGCTTGCGGGAACGCCTGCCGCGTACTTGGCCACGAAGACAGTGTCGGCAGTCGATACCGGGACCGAGACCCTGACCAGCGTGGCCCACGGCTACGCCGACGCCACGCCGGTTCGCTTTGAGAGCACAGGAACCATCCCTGCTGGGCTGTCTGCCACGACGACCTATTACGTGGTGAGCGCCGCGGCCGACACGCTGAAGGTGTCCGCTACGGTTGGAGGTGCTGCCGTCAACCTGACCAGCGCAGGGTCTGGCGTCATCACATTCGGCCGCTACTACGAAGTCGGCGACCTGGTGGCCAGCGGCGGGACGAATTACTACTGCACCACTGCGCATGCCCAGGAGACACCGCCGAGCGCGTCATTCTGGTATCCGCTGCCATCGGCCGCCTACGAAATCCCAACGCCTTACCTCGAAGCCGACCTGTTTGACCTGCATTACGTGCAGTCTGCCGACGTTCTGACCATCGTTCACCCGAACTACGCGCCGCGCGAACTCCGAAGGCTTGGGGCGACCAGCTGGGCATTGACGGTGATCACGTTCTCCGCCCCCATTGCGGCACCCACTGGCGTCACGGTGGTGGCCAGCGGACACACGGCCGACAAGTACAACTACACCTATGTCGTGACAGCACTCGACACGGATGGGACTGGTGAATCCGTTTCATCGTCCGAGGTGACGGATGCTGGAAACCTGTTCGAAACTGGCGGCATCGTCACGATTTCATGGTCTGCCGTCACTGGGGCCAGCCGGTACAACGTCTACAAGCTGTCCGGTGGGTTGTTCGGGTACATCGGGCAGACGACGAATCTGAGCATCGTTGACGACAACATCGCAGGTGATCTTTCAAAGACGCCACCGCTGTACGAAACGGTGTTCAACAGCGCCGACAACTACCCAGCGGCCGTGAGCTACTACGAGCAGCGCAGGGCCTTCGCCGGGACCATCATCAAGCCGCAAAACGTCTGGATGACCAAGAGCGGCACCGAGTCGAACATGAGCTATTCATTCCCGATCCGGGATGACGAGCGCATCAGCTTCCGCATCGCTGCCAGGGAGGCCAACACGGTTCGCCACATCGTGCCAATGGGGCAACTCTTGCTGCTGACCAGCTCGGCCGAATGGCGCGTCACGTCCCAGAACTCCGATGCGATCACGCCGACCACCATCAACGTGGTGCCGCAGAGCTACGTCGGGGCGTCCAACGTGCAGCCCCAGATCGTGAACAACACCGCGATCTACTGCGCCGCCCGGGGCGGTCACGTCCGTGAGCTGGCCTACAACTGGCAGGCAAGCGGCTTCCTGACCGGCGACCTGTCCCTGAGAGCCCCGCACCTGTTCGACGGCTTCGAGATTCGTGACATGGCCTATGCCAAGGCGCCCATCCCGCTGGTGTGGTTCGTGTCGAGCTCCGGGAAGCTGATCGGCCTGACCTACGTTCCAGAGCAGCAGGTTGGAGCATGGCACCAGCACGACACCGATGGCGTGTTCGAATCCTGTGCAGTGGTTGCCGAGGGTCAGGAGGATGTGCTTTACGTGGTTGTCCAGCGAACCATCGACGGCAACAGTGTTCGGTATGTCGAGCGCATGGCAACCCGTGCGATTTCAGACCAGGCTGATGCGTTCTTTGTGGACTGCGGGGCGACCTATGACGGCGTGCCTGCCGACCAGATCACTGGCCTGACGTGGCTTGAAGGGGAAACCGTGTCCATCCTGGCAGATGGTGCGGTACACCCTCAGAGGGTTGTGACGGGTGGAGCGGTCACGCTGGACGTTGAGGCCAGTAAGGTACAGATCGGCCTGCCCATCGTGGCCGACCTGCAGACACTGCCGTTTGCAGCGCAGATCGACAACGGCTTTGGACAGGGCCGGGTGAAGAACGTCAACAAGGCCTGGCTCCGGGTTTTCCAGTCGTCAGGCATATTCGTCGGGCCGAACGCCGACAAACTGACGGAGGCCAAACAGCGGTCTACCGAGGCTTACGGCTCTCCGCCTGCTTTGAAGTCGGCTGAAGTGCCCGTGGCCATCACGCCGGCATGGGCCGATTCCGGGCAGGTTTTCATCCGGCAGGCCGACCCTTTGCCGCTGACGGTGGTTTCCCTGACGCTGGAGGTCGAAGTGGGCGGCTGATCGTCGTGCACATATCCGGCCAGCCGGTCGGTACCTTCAGCCCATGGCCATCATCATGGGTTCGCCCTACACGCCGAACTACGCTTCGTTCTCCGCGCCGGCCGCTGCTCCTGCGTCCACGGGCATGTCGGCGTCCACCTTCGGCGGGTGGGCTCAGATGTTCGGCGTCCTGGCGTCTGCCTGGGGCGCGAAGATCAGCGCCAAGAACAACGCCCAGAACTTCAAGTTCCAGGGCGATATGTCGATGCTCAACGCGCGTTCCTCTGCGCAGATGGGCTCGATCAACGCCAACTACACCGCCAAGGCAACCCTTCTGGGGGCCAGCTATGCCGAAGCCATGGCGCGCATTCAGGGCGATGTGGTCCGCCAGACGGCCAAGGTGAACGCGCAGATTGCCGAGATGGGCGCAGAGTCGGTGCTGGCTCAAGGTGATCAACAGGTCGCCAGCCTGACACTGAAGGCCGGTCAGATGAAGGGCGCACAGCGCGCCGCCATGGCCGCCAACGGCATTGATCTGGGTGAAGGCAACGCGGTTGACGTGCAAGCCTCGACCGAGATCATGAAAGAGATCGACAAGAACCAGATCACGTCCAACGCGATCCGGTCCGCCTGGGGCTACCGAACCCAAGGGGTCGCGGCGCAGATAGAAGGCAACACCCAGGCCGTGAACATCGAGATTCGCGGGCGCAACGAGGCCGCGGGCATCCGGACGCAGGGTGCGCAGGACCTGTTCCAGATCCAGACCAGGGCCGCCAGCGATGAATTCGCCTTCCGTTCAACCGGAAACGCCAGTTACGCGGCATCCAACGCGATCAGCCCCGACCGTGCGTTCGCCGGGTCGCTGGTTTCCGGCGCCATGGGTGTGGCTGACACTTGGTACAAGCGGAGCAAGGTGAGCTGATGAGAGTCCCGACCTACGACAACCTGCAGGTTGGTGCGAACACGCTGCCGACGCCATCCTTCCGCCCGGCTGTGGTCGAAGGTGCACCCGCCCGGCCTGCCCGCCTGAACCTGGACAGCGCTCCAGTCAAGGGGGTGAACACGCCCGACATCGCCGGCAAGGAACTGCAGGGCCTGGGCGACAACATGCAGCGTCTGGGCCAGCAAATGGCCTCCTACCAGATCGAAGCCGAGAAGGAAGTGGCCCAGGTCCGGGTCGATGATGCGCTGAACAAGGCGAAGGAAACCGCGCTTCGACTGACACACGACAAGGATGCCGGGTATCTGAACATCAAGGGCATCAACGCCTTGGAGAGGCCAGACGGCCGCGCTCTGGAAGACGAATACACCGAGAACCTGACGAAGGAAATCCAGACCATCGGTGAAGGCCTGGGGACAGACCTGCAGAGGAAGCTGTTTTCTCAGAAGGCATCCGAGCTGGCGACGAACTTCCGCGCCGGGATCATGAAGCACTCGTCTGGCGAGTACCAGACCTACCAGCTTTCGGTCGCTGAAGGCGTTCAAGCCACGGCCTTGAACGAGATCGGCCTGAACTACAGCAACCCGCAGGTGGTTGGCGAAGCGGTGGACCGCATCAAGGCAAACGTGTACCGCCAGGCGCAGCTGACCGGAAAGTCTGCAGAGTGGCAGGAGGCCAAGGCCCGGCAGATGATCAGCGGCGCGCACAAGGTCGCTCTGGCCTCGGCGCTTGACAAGAACGATGTGGAATACGCGCAGGGCTATCTTGCGAAGTTTTCCGATGACATGGAGGCCGACGACATGCTCCATGTTCGCGGCCTGATCACCAAGGAGATGACCGCCCGTGTCGGCCTGACCGTGGCCGCCGAGGTGGTGCGGAAGGTGGAGCCAGCCGTCAACCCGACCGACTCCGAGCGAGCGTTCAACATCCTGATCGGCACCGAGTCAAACGGCAAGCAGTTCGGCAAGGACGGAAATCCACTGACCAGCAGCGCTGGCGCCATCGGCATTGCCCAGGTGATGCCAGGCACAGGTCCAGAGGCTGCGAAGCTGGCCGGCATGAAGTGGGACGAAACCAGGTACCGCAACGACCCGGCGTACAACCGGGCCTTGGGTCAGGCGTATTTCGAGCGCCAGTTGCAGGACAACGGCGGGGACTTGGGCAAGGCTTTTGCGGCCTACAACGCCGGGCCAGGACGCCTGCGCGAAGCCGTCGCCAAGAGCCGGAAAGAGGGCGGCGACTGGCTCGACCATGTGCCAGCTGAAACGCAGGCCTACGTCGCCAAGAACATGCGCGAGTACGAGGCCGGCATGGGCAAGCCCAAGGCCCCTACGTTTGACGACATCGACAACAACCTGCGCGCCGACCCGCGGCTGAAGAACAGCCCCGAGGCGTACAAGATCGCCCGGGCCGACGCTGAGCGCCAGTTCAACGACGCCAAGAAGGCCAAGACCCAGCGCGACGACGAGGCGGTCAACACCGCTTTGGAGGCTGTCGAGAAGAACGGCGGCAGCTACGCCACGCTGCCACTGGCCCTGCGCAACGCCATCCCGGCCGACAAGCGCGACACGGTGATGACCTTCGCCGACAAGGTAGCCAAGGGTGCCGAGATCAAGACCGACCCGAACGCCTACTACGCGCTGGCTCTCATGGCCGCAGACCAGCCCGAGCTGTTCGCTCGCATGGACCTTCGGGGCCAGTTCGACAAGCTGGCGCCAGCCGAGCGCAAGCACTTCATGGACCTGCAGGCCAAGGCCGGAAAAGGTGACGGACAGGACATCGCCACCGCCACCCAGCAGACCAGCGCCATGGCGCAGGCCATGGGACTGAAGGGCGAGAAGGCCGGGGTATTCCACCAGCAGGCCGACATTGCCCTGCTGCAGGCCCAGAAGGAAAAAGGCAAGGCCCTGAACCAGGAAGAGCGACAGAAGGTGCTCGACCAGCTGGTGATCAAGGGCGACATCGCAGGCAAGTGGTCCAACGGCTACGCATTCGAGGCGCGCGCATCTGGCCGGGACTTCAAGCCAGAGTTCAGCGACGACGACCGGCGCAAGGCCACAAACGCACTGGTGCGGGCTGGCAACGCCAAGCCAACAGACGCAGAGATTGAAGACACCATCCGCAGGGCCTACGGCATCAAGCCAGCCCAGAGCGGAGCAACCGGGGCTTTCTGATGGATCAATTCGACGCTGCCGCCCGGCAGGTGGTCGGGGGCGACGACGCATTCGACCAGGCCGCTGGAAGTGTGGTGGACGACGGCCGCACCAAGCTGCGCGCCTCGCTCTACTCCGGCCTGATGGAAAACCCCGACCAGGCGGCGCGGGCGCAAGCCATCGGCAAGCAGGCGGGACTACCGCGTGACGTGGTGCAGCGGAACCTGCCCGAGGTTGAACGTGGTCTGAGGTTCGAAGCCGTCACCGCTGCGGTTGATGAAGCGCCCACCCTGTCGCGCTGGCTGTCTGAGCAGGACAACGCGGCCATCTCGCACGACAACATCGAGAACATGGGGCAGATCGAGCGCAAGCTGCGCCAGTTCGGGGGTGGCTTCGGTGAAGCGGTCGGCATGTCGGCATCCGGTACCGGCGTGCTGGCCGACGTGATGCAGCGCACGGTGATCAACGACTTTGCCTCCATCTTCCTGCCTGAGCCTCAACGTGGACCCATGGGTCTGGAGCCGCAGAAGCCGACCATTGAATCATTGGCTGGACCTCTGATCGGTGAAGGCTGGCGCGAGGCCGGCGGCGCGGTGAAGGACTTCGCTCGCAACGACGTGGCTGGTGCGGGTGAAAAAACCTTCGCCGATCAGGTGGCCGGCGGCCTGGGGCAGGTGGTTGGGCAGATCGCCCTGTTGCCACTGGCGCGCGGGATGGGCCTGTACGCCCAGGGCGCGGACGTGATGAACGAGAAGATCGTTCCCGACATGGCCGACCAGCGCATGAAAGACCTTGCGATCCTTGGCGGGGCGGCCGTCACTGGCGTCACAGAGGCATGGGCGCTGGACAAGCTGCTGGGCCCGATGGCCGTACCGGTGAAGAACCAGATCGGCGCCGCGCTCGCGCGCATCGGCATCGCATCTGCGGCAGAGGGCGGGCAGGAGTTCAGCGAGAACGTGCTGCAAGACACCATCCGCAAGGCCCTGACGAACCGGGACGCCGAGATCAACCTGGGCCAGTCCATCGAAGAAGGCGGGGTCGGTGCTGCAGTGGGTGGCATCGTGCGCACCATCGTGGAATCCGCGCTGCACATCCGCGCCCGCGGTGGACGCAAAGCCGAGCAGGCCGAGCAGGGCGCTCAAACCATCGCCGAACTGTCCGACCTGGCCAAGGCCGACAAGGTGCTGCAGCGCAACCCGGACGCCTTCGAGGCGTTCATCAAGCAGGCCGCCGAAGACGGCCCGGTGCCCACGGTCTACATCGACGCGCAGACCCTCATGCAGTCCGGTGTGGTCGACCAGATCGCCAACGTGTCCGCATCCGTGGCCGAGCAACTGGAAACCGCTGTCGCAACCGGTGGGCAGATCGCCATCCCTGTGGAAGAGTTCGCCGCGCGCATCGCGCCAACCGAGTTCGCCCAGGGCTTGCTGGACCACATCCGGACCGAGCCCGATGGCTTCACCCGGGCCGAGGCGCAGCAGTACATGCAATCTCAGGCTGAAGAACTGCAGGCTGATGTCGAGCGCACCCTGACCGAAAAGCAGGGTGACGCCACGTTCCAGCAGTCGCAGGACGCGGTGAAGGCGGCGATTCAGACCGAGCTGGACACGCTGGGCCGGTTCACGCCGGAGAAGAACGAGGCCGACGCCACCCTGTTTGCCAGCTACTACGCGGTGCGCGCGGCCCAGCTGGGCGTGACGCCGGAGCAGTTCTACGAACAGCGCCGGGTGCGGTTTGCTGCGCAGTCGATTGCGGGGCAGCAGTTCGATCAGGCTGCTACAGTTGAAGGCATGCCGGAAAACCAAGCGCCCGGCCCACAAGGTGACGCGCAGCAGGGCGCTACTCAGGGTAATGCCGTCACAGCAGAGCAAGAAGAAGCCAATCAACCGGCAGATGGCTTCACACGTCTATACCACGCAGGATCAGACCCGGTAAAAGGCGGATATTTCAAAGAGGTTCCATCTGGCGGCGTGTTCGATGGGATGTTTTCTCTGCGTGGCCGATGGGGGAACTACGGTACAGGCGCAAAGTATTTCGCGGACGTTGCTGAAGACAAGGTTCTTACCCAGCACGACCTTGACTATGAAATCGACTATGACAAGGCATCGGCAGCACTTCGCAATGTCATGCCATGGGTTGAAGAACAAGACTTCGATACAGCGTGGAGTGCCGTAATTGAAGAAAAGGCCGACCGCATCGATGAAGATGACTTGTTGCGGATCATGCAGGAAAGCGATATTGGTGCTGCAAAGTGGGAAGCTCAGCGCAGGCGCGGCATGGTTGCGAAAGCACTTGGATATCAAGCTGTTGAAATGGACGACGAAAACGGGACTTCAATCCTGATCGTTTCCGGAACACCTCTGACCCGCGTTATCCAGAATGACGAATCCGCGCCGGATACTGACGGCGCGTACAACCAAGGCGCGCGCGGCGCGTTCTCCCCCGAGTCGCTGACCATCACCCTGCTGAAGGGCGCAGATTTGAGCAGCGCTTTGCACGAAGGTGCCCATTTCTTCTTCGAGAACGACATCGCCCTGGCCGCCGAGCTGGTGGCCCAGCAAGACGCCGCCCTGACCGAAGGCGAACGCCAGATCGTGGCCGACGTGTCAGCCCTGATGAGCTTCCACGGCATCACCGGAACGGTGCAGGAGCAACTGGCGCAGTGGTACATGATGGACTTCGAACAGAAGCGGGTTGCCCACGAACGCACCGCCGAGAGCTTCGAGAAGTACCTGTTTGAAGGCACCGCACCGAGCCTTGAGCTGGCCCCGTACTTCCAGAAATTTCGCGCCTGGATGCTGTCGGTCTACAAGAGCCTGAAGCAGTTCCTGGCCCAGAACCCCGAGGCGGGCAAGCTGGACGACACGGTGCGCCAGGTGTTCGACCGAATGCTGGCTACCAGCGAGCAGATCAAGCTGGCCGAACAGGGTAGGTCCATGCTGCCGCTGTTCGCCACGCTGGAAGAGTCCGGCATGACGGTGGGAGAGTTCGCCGCCTACCAGGCGAACGGCAACCAGCCCACGGCCGACGCCATTGACGAGCTTCAGGCAAAGGGCTTGCGTGATATGCAGTGGCTGCGCAACGCCCGGGGCCGGGAACTCAAGCGGCTGCAGAAGCAGGCCGCAGTGTTGCGCTCAGAGGCTCGCATTGACGCGCGCCGCGAGGTCATGAGCCAGCCGGTGTACAAGGCGTGGCAGTTCCTGACGGCCAAGGAAGTCGATGGTGGTCCAGCAGTCGGCAATCTGGATGCCGCCGCGCTGCAAGACATGGGCTTCACCACCGAAGAAACCCAGCGCCTGCGCGACTTCAAGATGGTCCGAACGGAAGGGGGCATGCACCCCGACGCGGTGGCCGAAGCATCCGACTTCACCAGTGGAGACGAAATGGTGCGCGCGCTGATCGCAGCCGAGAAACCAACCGAGGCCATCGAAGCCCTGACCGACAAGCTGATGATCGAGCGCCACGGCGAACTCTCCACGCCCGAGGCCATCGAGCAGGCGGCAGACGCTGCGATCCACAACGCCGCACGGGCGCGGATGATCGCCACGGAATACAACGCCATGGCGCGCACGCTGGAATCCACGCAGCAGACCGGGACCGACCGCCGAGGCAGGCCCATCATGCGGCAGATTCTCCCGGATGCCGCCCGCGCCTTCGCCCGCAACGTGATCGCCCGCCTGAAGGTGCGAGACGTGAAGCCCAGCCAGTACGCCAATGCTGCCAGCCGGGCCGGCCAGAACGCCATGCGCGCCCAGAAGGCTGGCGACATGGGAACGGCAGCAGCCGAGAAGCGCAACCAACTGCTTCAGACCATCGCCACGCGCGAGGCGCACAACGCCCGCGAGGAAATCGACCGGGGCGTGGGCTACCTGCGCAAATTCGAGAAGTCCGGGGTCCGCAAGTCGCTGGACTTCGGCTACGTGGACCAGATCGACGCCCTGCTGGAGCGGTTCGACCTGAAGAAGTCCGCCAGCCTGAAAGACATCGACAAGCGCCAGAGCCTGGCCGCGTGGATCACCGCGCAGCGCGAGGCCGGCATGGAGCCGGAAATCTCCGAGCGGCTGGAAAACGAAGCCTTCCGCACGTCCTACAAGGACCTGACGGTCGAAGAATTCCGGGGTGTGGTCGAGGCCGTGAAGCAGATCGAGCACCTGGGGCGACTGAAGCGCAAGCTGCTGACCGCCAAGGACGCGCGGGAGTTCCGCGAGCGCGCCGACGAAGCCACGGCAACCATCATCGAAAACGGCGGCGAGGCCCGACCGCTGGAGCTTGAAGGCGAGCGCGGCGTCAAGCCGTGGCTGGAAGGTCTGCAGGCCGGGCACCGCAAGTTGGCCAGCCTGTTGCGCCAGATGGACGGTGGAAAAGACGGCGGTGTGATGTGGGAGCTTCTGGGCCGGTCGATGAACGAGCGCGCCACGATGGAGGCCGTCGCCAACGAGCGAGCGACCATGGCGCTGACGGAGATTTTCAAGCCGGTGCTGGCGCTCAAGGGCGGGCTCAATGGCGACCTGAAGTCGATCCCGGAGATCAAGAACAGCCTGACCCGCGGCGGTCGCCTGTCCGTGGCACTGAACTGGGGCAACGAGGCGAACCGGCAGCGGATCATGGACGGCGACCAGTGGACCGACGCACAGGTGAAGGCAATCCTGCGAACGCTCACCCCGGTAGAAGCCCAGTTCGTGAACCAGGTCTGGGAGCACATCGACACGTACTGGCCCGACGTGGCGGCCAAAGAGAAGCGCATGATGGGCAAAGAACCAGAAAAGGTGCTGGCGCAGCCGTTCGACATGGTGCTGGCCGACGGGTCCGTGGCGCAGATGCGCGGCGGCTACTACCCGCTGAAGTACGACGCCGCCCGCGATGACCGAGCCGAGAAACACGATGCGGTCGAGGTGGCCAAAGACATGATGCGCGGAGCATTCACCCGCGCGACCACCCGCCGGGGCCATACCAAGGCGCGCGCCGAGCAGGTCAAGCGCCCGGTGAGAAAGAGCCTGGACGTGATCACCCAGCACGTCACGCAAGTCACCCACGATCTGGCCTGGCACGAATGGCTGGTGGACGCCAACCGCGTGGTGGACGACTCCAAGATCAACCAGGCGATCCGGGACTTCTACGGGCCGGCCGTGATCCGCACCATCAAGGACAACATCGCGGCAATCGCAACGGCCGATGTGGTTCCTCAAACCCAGATCGACAAGGCCATGCTGTACCTGCGGTCGAACATCTCCCGTTCGACCATGGGCTGGTCGCTGACCACCGCCTTCCTGCAGCCGTTCGGCCTGACCCAATCCATGGTCCGCATCGGCCCGAAGCACGTCCTTCGCGGAATGGCTCGGTGGGCTGGAGACATGGCCCGGTTCCAGTCTGGAACGGCATGGGTCTACGAACGCTCAGACTTCATGCGCCTGCGCGACAAGACATTCAACCGGGAGCTGAACGAGATCAACGGGCGCATCAACCAGGGAAAGTCCACCGCGCGCCAGATTTACGACGCCTCGCTGTTCGTTTTCATGCAGAAGATGCAGAAGGTGGCCGACATCCCGACATGGATCGGGCAGTACGAGAAGGCCATGGAGCAGGGGGCGGACGAAGCCACGGCCATTGCTCAGGCCGATCAGGCGGTGCTCGACTCTCAGGGTGGTGGACAGACCAAAGACATGGCCGAGCTGCAGCGCAAGCACCCCATGCTGTCGATGTTCTACAGCTACTTCAACGTCACGTACAACCTGGCCGCCGAGTCCACGGCAAAGACCGACTTCAAGAGCCCGATGGCGGTTGCCGGGTGGCTGTCCGACATGGCGCTTCTGATGATCGTTCCGGCGCTTGGCCCTGCCATCGTGCTGGAGCTGCTGCGCGGTGGCGGTGACGACGAACCCGAAGAGTGGGCGAAGAAACTGCTGGAATGGCAGTCCACCTACCTGCTGGGGACCATGCTTGGTCTTCGGGAGTTGAGCGGTGTTGCGGCTGGGTTCGACTACACCGGCCCGCCGGTTGGCCGCGTGATCGGCGACATCGGCAAGGCCGGGACGCAGGTTGTCCAGGGTGAGGCAGACGAAGCGCTGGGCCTGTCCGTGGTCCGTCTGTTCGGCTCGGCACTCGGAATCCCAACGGTGCAGCTGGTCCGTTCGTGGCGCGGGTGGAATGCCTGGTCAGAAGGCGATGCCCCGGCGACTGCTGTTTTGCTTGGCCCGCCACCCCCCTGAAGGTGCACATACCAGCCCATGCGGCCGGTAGCCTGCGGCATCTTCTGAGGGTTTCCGATCATGACCATTTCCAGTACGGTCCGAAAGGCCGGCCCTTTTGCAGGGAACGACGTAACGACTGCGTTTCCATTCACCTTCAAGGTGTTCTCGGCGGCCGACGTGCTGGTAATCCGCGCTGACGCCAATATGGCGGAGTACACCCTTGAACTGACCACCGACTACACCGTCAGTCTGAACGCAAACCAGAATACCAGCCCTGGCGGAACGGTGACAAAAAACACCGCCCTTGCCACCGGGGATTCACTGGTCATAACCTCAACGGTTGGAGACCTTCAGCCGGTTGATCTGACCAACGGCGGTGGGTTCTATCCTGACGTGATCAACGCTGCTCTTGACAGGGCAACGATCCAGATCCAACAGCTTTCCGAAAAGGTCGATCGATCAATCAAGGTCACGATCACATCCGACCTGACGCCTGACGAATTCGTGACGGAGCTTCAGCAGGGCGCGTCTGAGGCCTCTGCATCGGCGGCCTCTGCTGCAGATTCTGCTGCGCTTGCTGCGACGTTTGTTCCTGCTGGTTACGCTCAGCTGGCGGGTGCTGATTTCACGGGGCCGGTCACTGTCGCGACGACGCTTGATGTCACCGGTGCGGCTTCTGTTGTCGGCCTTCTGACTGCTGGTGGTGGTGTCGAGGTTCCCGCTCTTGCATCCGGATCCAAGGCTGGACAGGTTCAGGAGGTTGCTCCGCCCGGCCTTCTGGCGTTCTTTGCTCGCGACACGGCGCCTGCTGGATGGCTCAAGGCCAACGGTGCAGCTGTATCGCGTACCACTTACGCAGCCCTGTTCGCTGCCATTGGCACTGTCCACGGCGCCGGCGATGGGTCAACAACATTCAACTTGCCAGATCGACGTGGTGAATTTCTGCGTGGCTGGGATGATGGTCGTGGCGTGGATGCTGGGCGTGTTTTTGGCTCTGCGCAGTCATCGCAAAACCTTGCACACACCCACGGAGTGACCAACAGCGGAACAGGCGCCACGGTTGCCGGTGCAACCCAGTGGGTTGGTGGCACGCCATCCGGCTCTCACACCATCACCAGCTCATCCAGCGGAGGCACAGAGGCCAGGCCTCGCAACATGGCCGATCTGGTCTGCATCAAGTACTGAGGTCGCACATGACGCAAAAACAAGTCTCACAACTCGACGCTTCTGGCCACTTCGTAGGCCTGACGTCGGCAGATGAATCACCGCTTGAGCCTGGTGTGTGGCTGCTTCCGGCAGGCACCATTGAATTCATTCCACCAGCCATCCCTCCAGACTCCGTTGCCAGGTGGGACGGATCTCGATTCGTGATTGAGGCCGTCGAGCGTGAGGCCGATCTACCGGTAGTGCCTCCGTCTCCTGCCGAGCTGCAAGCCCAGTACACCGCCTTGCTGGACGTGCACCTCGACTCCACCGCTCAGGCCCGCGGCTTCGACAACCGCATCACATGCGCCATGCGTGCCGGCTATCCGGGACCTTTCCAAGCCGATGGCGCGGCATTCGGTCAGTGGATGGACGCCTGCTATCTCGCTGGGCGCCAGGTGATGGCAGACGTGATGGCTGGCGCCCGCCCCATGCCAACGCCAGAGGAATTTCTAGCCGAACTGCCGCCGATGGTCTGGCCGGAGGGCCCGATGTGAACGAAGACCCGAGCGCCTTCATGTCCGCGTTGGCCGCCGTTGGCGCCTTCCTCATCAAGATACTGAACAGTCACTTTTTCATCGGCCTGATCGGCGCCATGGTGTCGCTGCGCGGAGTGCCTGGGGCGACGTGGCCGACTCGCCTGCTCAACGCCCTGAGCGGGATGGTGATTTCCGGCATCGGCACCCCGGGCCTTGCCGAGTGGATGCAGATCGACTCGGTGTCCCAGATGGCGGTCCTGGCGTTCGCCCTCGGCCTGTTCGGCCTGAACCTTGTTGATGAGGTAAGAACCCGCACGGTCGAGCTGATCCGCACCACCAAGCTGTCGGACTTCTTCCCCGGAAAGAAGGGTGACTGACCATGCTTACACCAACCATGCAGATGATCAGCGTGCTATCCAGCATGTTCGTGGTCGCGGTACTGGTCGCTGTGATCATGCGCAACGACATCAAGGAAGGCGTTGTCATCAAGATCGGCCTGATTTTCGTGTGCATGTCGCTGCTGGCCTCCCTGTTTCTTTCGATGCAGGAGCACGCGCCCGCTCAGGGCTGGGTTAACGCCGGGCTGTCGCTTCGCGTGGGTCTTGCCATCACCTGCGCCGGCATAGTCTGGCGCGCCCATTTGTTGGGCAACCTGCGCCGCAGCCGGGAAGGCAGCAGCAAGAAAGCAGCCCGGATCGTTGACGACCTGTCCGACATGCTGAAAAGCGACTGGGCCGACCTGGACGATAAGCCATGACAGCACCGACCAGCTTTGACGAATGCTTCCGCGTTCTGCTTGGCACCGAGGGCGGCTATGTTGACCACCCGGAAGACCCAGGTGGCGCCACCCGCTGGGGAGTCACGGAGCGCGTGGCGCGCGCGGCCGGCTATGTCGGCGACATGCGCGAGTTCCCGGAGTCCGAGGCCAAACGGATCTACCACCGCCAGTACTGGGCGCCGGCCCGAACTGATGAACTTCCTCCAGCAATCCGCCATGCCGTGTTCGATGCCGCCGTCAACAGCGGTGTGGCGCAGTCCGCCAAGTGGCTGCAGCGTGCCATCGGAGCCAAGGACGACGGCGTGATCGGGTCGCAGACCATCATGATGGCGCGCGCATCGACGTCTGATTTCGTGCTGCGCCGAATGCTGTCGCAGCGCCTGCGCTTCATGACCGACCTGAAGACCTGGCCGCACTTCTCGCGCGGCTGGGCCCGGCGCATCGCCGACATGCTGGAGGGCTGACATGGGGCCCGTCCTGCACTACACCGAAGGCTACCGCTACCAGACCGAGGCCGACTTCGAGTGGCCGACTGGCATCAAGCCCGTCAAGCAGGGCGGGAACCGGTTCGTCACCCTGCGGGAAGACGGCCTGCTGTACATCGCGGCCGGCTACGCATGGGACGGCGCCAGCGGCCCGGCCATCAACACCAAGAGCTTCGTTCGCGCGAGCCTGGTGCATGACGCGCTGTACCAGTTGATCAGGCTCGGCGTGGTGGCCACCGATGACCGCGTGATCGCCGACCGCCTGCTGCGAGACATTCTGATCAAAGACGGCGCGCGCTGGGAAGTCGTGCGTGCGCAGTGGGTCTACGCCGCTGTGCGCTGGTTCGGCGGCACCTACATGCAGATGCACGACACATCCGTGCTGACCGCGCCATGACCAGAGCCATCACCCTGCTGGTGTTCTTGCTGCTGGTCGCCTCGCTTGCGCTGGCCCAGGATCCGCGCTACTGCGGCCCGCCGACCCGGGACGCTGACGGCACCATTCTGCGCTCGCGCGCCGTGCTGCGCGAGTTCCAGCGCATCTACCCGTGCCCCGCCAACGGCCAGCCGGCCGGATCCTGCCCCGGTTGGTACAAGGATCACATCGTGCCGCTCGTGTGCGGCGGCTGCGACAGCCTGGAGAACCTGCAATGGCTCCCGGCCGACCTCAAGACCTGCCGTGGCGCGCTGTGTAAAGACCGATTTGAGCGCCGCGTGTACTGCCGATTCATCACCCCAACCACCACCCCGAAGGAATGACCATGAAACGAATTCTGATTCTCTCGGCCCTCGCGCTTGGCCTTACCGGTTGCGCCGGCATCCCCGGAGGCGAGGCAGTCACCGCTGGCGTGGCCGCTGTCTCGGACGTGCTGACCGGACCGGACACGGACTACAAGAACTACCTGACCCACTGCCGCGCCGAAGTGAAGGCGCAGGCGGACGCCATCAGCGCGGACAGCAAAGCCCTGGAAGCTGGCCTCGCCAGTGGCAATGAGAAAACCCAGTACGGTGCCACGCTGATCATGGCGTTCAAAGCTGGGCAGGGCGGCCCGAAGATCGGGTGCACCGTCGCGCGCAAGAAGGGCGCCGTGGAACTGATGCTTGGCGAGTCGAACATCCTGGAACTCGGTGTCGACCTCTACCGCGAGAACCGGGCCGGAGCTCGCTTCAAGCGCCAGATGGAATCCGACAACGAGCGCTTCCGCCTGAGCACCAACCGGGCCACCACGGAGCAGCGTGAGAACAACAACCTGTTGCGCGACCTGGTGGGCACCCGAAACGACCCCGCCGCGCTGGACCGCGCCGCAGCCGACAAGCTCCGCGCCACCGAGTAGTTTCCGCAGATGTCTCCAGGCCGGCCCTCAGAGCACCGGCTTTTGGCCCGATGTCCGTTTTCGGATGTCGGGCTTTTTTGCTTTGTATGAATGATCAGTTTTCCAACCTAGGAACCAGTCGAAAAAACTGATCACGATGATTTGTGGCTGCGATACGGGGATTCCAATCTCGAATCATTTTGTAGGCACGGATGGTGGCATCCTGCCTTGAGGCCATAGAAACACCGTTGATTTACAAGCGAAAATCATGCAAGTGTGAAATCCTCTCGCTCCGCCAATTTGCCCCAGCGTTACCCATCAGTAACGCTGGGGCTTTCTTTTTTTCCCTCTATGAT